GCCCGTCCAGGGCTCGGGTAAGGGCGGCTTCAAGTTGGGCATCGGCCAGGCGTTCAAGGAGATCGGCCAGGGCCTGACCGGCATCGTCCAGATGGGGTCCTCGCTCGCCCCCGGCGGCCAGCCCGCCGGCCAGGTCTGGTCCCAAGCGGGCAAGGGGCTCATCTCGTCTGTCGCTGGCACAGTGAAGAACGCCGTTCCGAACGTCAGCCCTGGCGGCATGGGCACCCCGGGCGGCGGCTCGGGCAAGGGCCGCTCGATCAAGGACTCCTATTCGGACGCCGTGGCCCAGGCCCTCGGCGACGACAAGTATCGCCCCAAGGACTTCGCCGAGAAGGCGCACGAGCGGGGCATCATCCCGGCCGCCATCGAGGACGTCGGCAACGTCTCCCTCGCTGCCGGCGCCGCCAAGGGCGCCCTGGGCGCAGGCGCCAAGTTGGCCGAGCGGGGCGGGGCGCTGGGCACGGCCGAGCGGCTGGCCGGCGCTGCTGAGCACCTCGATCCCATCGCTCACCCCTACGCCACGGCCGCCCGCAGCATGGGCGACGTCATGCGGGCCGCCGCCGAGAAGGTCCGCCCCGGCCTCGTCGAGGACCTCGCCACCCGAGTGCCACGAGCCGCCGAGATCGTGAAGACGGCCGTCGGCATCGCCCCCACCGCCGAGGAGGCCGCTGGCGCCCTCACCACCACCGAGGCCACCCGGGCCGGGAAGACCCTGGCCGAGGCCACCACTCCTGGCCTGAAGGACGCCCACATGGCGGCGGTCGACAACGCCGTCCACGACGCCCGGGTCGCCAGCCCGGCGCCCGAGGCCGCCACCCTGGCCACGCAGTTGGCCTCCCGCCCGCCGGCCCCGTGGGCCACCTGGATCACCTCTAAGTTGCCCGACCCCGTCAACCGCATCCTGGCCGCCGGGGCACCCTTCGTGAACAAGCGCCGCCTGGCCAAGGTCACCCAGGACCTCGGCCGCAACGTGCGCATGGCGCAGAAGGTCGCCCAGGCGTCCCCGGCCGTAGTGGCCGCCAAGACGGCGGCCGAGGACATCCTGCGCACGGTTCCGGAGTTGGACCGCTTCGAGGTGTCCCGCATCATCGGCGAGGAGATCGGCGCTCGCCTCGACGGCACCGACTGGTTCGAGACGGTCATCCGAGACGGCGGCAACGCCGAGGCCGCCAACGCTCTGCGGCTCCAGGCTCGTCGGGGCTTCGAGGGGCTCACGCCCGAGATGACGGCCCGTCTGGGCCCAGAGGCTGCACAGCGTGTAAACGAGGCCATCGACCAGGCCGTGGTCGCCTGGCGGGACCAGCGCAAGTCCAGCCTGAACGAGTTGCTGTCCAGCCGGGCCGGCGCCAGCGGCCTGGAGGACGCCATTCTTGAAACAGATGCTCCACTTCTGAGCGGTCCCGACCTGAAGCGCCTGAACAAGGCCCGCCGTGACCTGAAGCGGGCCACTGACCTGCGGGACCGTGCGCCGGACGAGCGCCTGGCCCTGGCCGCCAAGGCCGAGAAGTTGAGCGGTGTGATCGAGACCCGAAAGACCGCCGTAGGCGACCTGCGCAAGCGGCTCGACGAGATCAGCGTGCGCACCAGCGAACTGCACCAGCCGGTACCTCCGGGCGTGCTGAAGATCGACCGCACCATCGAGGCCATCAAGGCCGACCTGGCCGTGAACGGAGGCACGACCTTCGACGTCGCCACCGGCAAGCCGGCGCTCGGCGACACCGGCTACGCCGTGGGCGGGATGACCGGGACGGCCCGGGACCTGATCGACATGCCCTACGAGGAGTTCGCCGCCAACTCCGACGAAATCCTGCGGGGCATCGTCCGAGACAACCTGGAGGTCTGGTACCACCCGGACGCCCGGCTCGGGCTCTGGACCTACACCGATGACAACGGCCTGGGCCGCATCGCCGGGGACATCAGCACCACGGTCGACGACCGGGAACTGGCCATCCTCATGGGCGAGGCCCGGGGCCAGCAGGCGCTGTACGACATCACGGCGAAGGGCGACCTCACGCTGTCGGGCAACGCCGACATGCAGGCCCTGGCCAAGATCTACCACAACGACGTCCTGGCCAACCCGGGCAAGAGCCCGCTGCTGCGGACGTGGCACGAGGCGGTCGACGCCGCCAAGGCGGTCGGCCTTCCTGCCAGCACCGCCGACGGTGTCATGCAGATCTGGATGAACTGGGACTACGGGATGCACGCCACGAAGGGCACCCCGCTCGGGGAGTTCTTCAAGAGCGCCGAGGTGCAGGCTGGCACCCGGGCCCCGTCGGCTCAGTACCTGGCCCAGACCGTGCTGAACCTGAGCACCGAGGAGGCCACGGGCCGAGCCTTGGCCGAGTTGAACCCGCAGCAGGTCAGTGAGTCCCTGTCCTGGTACTACGACTCCCATGACTACGTCGAGGGGCTGTACCGAGGCAAGCCGATGACCATGCTCAACGGCACGGTCCGGGACTCGGCCGACGTGTTCTACGACCTCCTGGCCGTGACCTCGGTGATGGCGAACCCCAAGCAGAACCTGGGCCGGGCGATGATGGCCGTAGCCAACATGTCCGACTGGCGCAAGGGCCAGGCCAACGCCATGCGTGCGACCAAGGCCCTCATGAAGCGCATCGAGGAGACGCCCCCGGGCCGGGGCCCGACGCCGACGGGCTTCGCCTCGACGGCCGAGGTCGCCCGCCGCTTCAGCGAGATCCCCGAACTCCGGGACCTGACGAAGTCGACGAGCATGATCGCCGCCCCCAAGCAGAACGTCATCGACATCCTGACCGGGAAGTTGGACCTGAGCAAGGCCGACACGGCCGACATCGCCGCCCTGCCCGAGGCGTGGACCGGCGTCAACAAGGGCCTGGCCGCCACCAACATGCCCCGCTCGCTCGTCGCCGACGGGCTCGTCGAGGGCACCCCGGCGCACGCCGCCTACCAGGGCTTCCAGCGAGCGCACGAGGAGATGCTCGACATGAAGGCCCGGGTGAGCGCTTTCAAGAAGGGTGGGGCCACCGAGAAGCAGGCCCGGGAACTGGCTCGTGTCCCCCGCAGGATCGACTTCGCCCGGGAGGCCCGGACCCTGGTCGCCCAGGAGGACACGCTCCTGGCGAACTTCCCCGAGATCGCCCAGGCGCACGACCGGGCGCTCATGGAGTACCACGGCTCGAAGGCGCTGGCGAAGTTGCGCTCCTTCCGGGACAACCTCGCCAACCCGGCCGACTCCACCGCCGTGACCCTCGACTCGGTCATGGCGCAGTTGTACGGTCTCGACGCCACCGACTGGGCCGGCGGCGGCACCTATGGCCAGTACGCCCGGGGCATCCGGGAGCAGGCCGCCAACCTGACCCAGAAGTTGGGCCGGGACGTGCGGCCGCACGAGGTGCAGGCGCTCCTCTGGGTCTACGCCAAGCAGGAGGTGGGCCGTCAGGACTGGGGCCGCTTCCTGGCTCACCACGACGTGGCGATGGACGAGATCGGCCGGGCTATCGAGGGCGCCCGGCGCCCGGGTCCCGGCTGGGACCCCCTGAAGGACTACTGGGACGAGGAACTGAGCCACAGCCTCTATGCCCAGGACGTGCGCACGCAGCGCAAGCAGGTCGCCGCCCAGGTCCGGGATTACGCCAAGCACGGCGAGACACCGCCCAACGACCTCCAGGGCGAGTACGCCCGGCTCATGGCCACCGACGTCTCCAGCCCGGTGGAGTCCGCCGTGATGACGGCCAAGGACCGGGAGAGCCTGGCCATGCTGCCCGACGACTGGCAGACGGCCGAGACCCGCTACGAGGTGGCGGACGACGCCAAGATCCTGGGCCAGAAGTTGGACAGCCTGAACGTCTGGGAGGGCGACGTCCTCCCCAAGATCCGTGCGGCCGTGCGGGCCGGCGACGGCGCCGAGGCCACCCGCCTGCTGAACGACTACGCAGCAGCGTGGAAGCCCAAGTTGCTGGGCCCCTCGGGCGGCAGCATGGCCGTCGAGGGCGCTCGCTCGGTGACCGAGGCCGGCACGAGCCAGGCCCTGGCCGCCGAGCGCCTGGCCACCAACAAGACCCGGGCGGTGCCGGCGCCGAACGACTGGCTGACCCGGTACACCTCCTCGATGGCTGGCCGCTACAACCGGGCCCACGGCCTTCCTCGTCCCGAGTTCACTGACACGACCGTCCGAGTGCTCCCGCAGCGCACGGCCGAGATCGCTGCCCAGTACGAGAAGTTGCCCGACCTGGAGTCCATGACGCCCGAGCAGCGAGCGATGGCCGAGCGCTCCTACGCCGTGCTGGTCGACAACGTCCGGCAGCAGTACGAGTGGATGACCCAGGCGCCCGACGGGCCCCGGCTCCAGGTGGAGTACGTCCCGCCCGGCCAGGAGTACGGAGGGGTCGGCGTCCCCGGCAACACCCTGTCGGCCGACGAGGCAGCGCACGCCGCTATGCGGGAGGACGTCCAGAAGAACAACCACCTCAACATCCGGGGCACCGCCCTGGCCGGCGACGAGCCCAACCCGCTCATGGCCGCCGTCGACCCCGACGGGGTCATGGTCAACGACAAGTTCCGGGCGGTCCACGACTTCTTCGGCCACGCCCAGGCGGGCAACACCTTCAGCCGGCACGGTGAGAACATCGCCTTCATCCTGCACAGCCAGATGTTCCCCGAGGAGGCGCTCGGGGCCATGACCACCGAGTTGCGAGGCCAGACGGCCTACCTCGTGACGCACGGCGAGTTCGCCCCGCAGAAGATCGCCACCGACTGGCCGGGCGAGATGGTCCAGCCCGACTACATGAGCCGCCGGGGCTCGGTCGGCGAACTCCACCAGTCGTTCGGCGACAAGTTGGTCGGGGCGATGGTCATGCCCTCGAACCCCGACGCCCGCCTGATCGTCCGCCTGTTCCAGGACGCCAACTTCGGCACCCTGGTCCACGAGGGCGGCCACCTGCTGCGCCAGATCCTGCCCGAGGCCGACGTCCAGGCGCTCGCCCGGGCGTACCCCGGCCTGCTCGACAAAGGGCTGACCGCCGCCAAGCGGCGGGCCGAGGAGGGCTTCGTCGGCGGGCTCATGGGCTACGTCACCAGCCGAGGCACCCTGGCCGCTGGCCGGGCTGGCCTCGACGCCCCCTTCCGCAAGATCGCCGCCAGCCTGGAGCAGACCTACGGCGCCTACCTGTCCTCGGCCGTCGGCGACGTGCCCGAGCACGTCCGGGCCTTCTGGGACGACATGTTCGCCCCGCCCGGCGAGGCCGGTCAGATGCTGGACAACCCGCTGAGCGGGCAGTTGCCGCACCCCGTCGAGACGAAGCGCTATCGCTGGGAGACGGACTTCGAGTCGATGCAGCGGGCCAGGATGTACGGCGAGGCCCGCAAGTCCTCCGACGCCGTCGACCTGCGCATCGCCCACAACCAGGCCATGATCCGCACCCTGGAGAAGGGCCACAAGCGGGTGCTCGATGCGATGGACGGCCTGGCCGACTCCGAAGTCCAGGCCAGCCGCCTGGAGCGGGGCGCCGCCAAGGCGATGGACACCGTGCGCCGGCACGACGCCGTGCGCAAGCCGGCTGACGCCGCCTGGAGCCCGATGTACGACGCCTGGCAGGGCCTCATGAACGAGGCCAAGGCCGACCCCACGGGCTCGATCGCCACGATGCTGGAGGGCGTGCCCGACACCTTCAGCGAGGTCATCCGACAGGCCGAGGCCCGAGGCTTCCGGCCGACCCACCTGAAGGACGTCTCCTGGGACAAGGCCCAGGCGCAGTTGTTCGGCCACCTCGGCCTCGGCCGCCAGGGCGTCGACACGGCCATCGAGGCCGGCACCCGCAAGGCCCGCTCGGGGCGCCTGGTGCAGATCGGCGCCGCTGACCGCTCCATCGAGGCCCTGGCCTCGGCGGCCGTCGAGGTCGCCCACGAGAAGATGACGAACGCCCTGGTAGACCACATCGAGAGCGTTTACACGAAGCCGATCAAGCCCGGGCAGGCTATCCCAGACGGCTGGGTCGCCTGGGACCCCGAGCGGGACTGGGTGCTCACCGGCAAGGAGGTCACGACCAAGAGCGTCCAGGATCAGGCCGTCCAGGGCGCCCAGTACATCGTCCCCAAGGAGGTCAAGACCGCCCTGCGCTCGATGAGCAAGGAGTACGACCACTGGACCTTCCGCATGATCCGCCGCTTCACCTCGCCGTGGCGGACCTTCGTGCTGACCCTGAGCCCCAAGTGGTACGTCAACAACCTGTTCGGCAACGTCATCCTGGCCACCCTGGAGGGCGTGCGCCCGCAGGACTGGCTGTCGGCCTGGCGCAAGGTGCGGGCCGGCAACATGCCGGCCGAGATCGTCGGCCAGTCGATCAACTCCTTCGAGGAGGGGGCCGGCACCGTCGTGGGCCGGGGGCTGAAGGACATCGCCCTGCACGAGTCGAACCGGGCGCTCCGGGACACCCTGAAGGCGAAGACCGCCCGGCTCAACGAGGTGGTCGACGAGTTCAGCCGCACCGCCGTGATGGACCGGGCCATGCGCACCGGCGCCACCCGAGAGGCCGCCCTGCACCGGGCGTACGAGGCGATGGTCGACTACGGCAACCTCGGGCCGCTGGAGCGGGGCTTCGTTCGCTCGGTCCTCCCCTTCTACGCCTGGCAGAAGGGCATGGTCAAGTTGATCGCCCGGATGCCGGCCGATCACCCCCTGGCCACCCGCCTGCTCCAGCAGTTGGGCGTGCAGCACACCGAGTACCTCCAGGACCAGTTCGGCGGCATCCTGCCGAGCGCCTACGAGGGCCTCGTCATCGGCAACCACGGGCAGGGCATCAACACCCGGCCGTGGAACCCCCTGCTCGACGCCGGCAGCCTGGCCACGGTGAACGGGATCGCCGACGCCATGAACCCGTTCGTGGGCTCGTTCGTGCGGGCCGGCCTGAACGCCCCCGAGGGCGGCTTCGCCGACGCCTACGGCTACAGCCCCACCGGCTACGCCGTGCCCAAGAGCGACCCCGTCAAGGACCTCCAGGAGACGATCCGGGGCGTCCCCCTGATCCGCATGGGCGAGCAGACCCTCCGGGGCAAGGACGTGTACGAGCAGAGCCCGTCGGCCGCCACGAGCATCGGCCGGTACCTGGGCGCTCCCCGCATCTACTCGCCCGAGGAGATGGACAAGATCCGGGAGCGGATCGCCAAGGCCAAGGCCAAGGTCAACCCGCCGCCCAAGAAGCCCGAGAAGTCCCAGGCCGAGAAGGACAAGGCGGCGGCAGACAAGGCGGCCAAGGCCAAGGCCACCCACGACGCCAAGGTCGAGAAGGCCCGGCTGGCCAGGGAGAAGGCCGCTGCGCCGCCGACCACGACGGCTACCCCGACGCCCGTGAGCCCCCGCAAGGGCGCCCCGTGCCGGGACGCAAGCGGCCGCTTCGTGAAGTGCCCGTAACCTCGGGCAATGTCCACCTTCGCCTTCGCCCTCTCGGCGGTCATTGCCGCCCTCGCCGCCCTGGCCACGTCGTTGGGCAACTTCTACCTCGCCCTGCGCAACCAGCGGGCGGTGGAGCGGGTCCACGTCCTGGTCAACTCCCAGTCCGACGTGCTGCACGCCACGATCGCCAAGTTGGAGACCACCTTGAACGACCATGACATCGAGGTGCCCGAGTAGTCTCGGAGCATGACTGGCGGCGAACTGGCTCTCCTGATCTCGACTGCCGGTGTGGCCATCGCCGGCATCGTCACCGGCCTCGCCGCCCTCTGGGGCCGGAGCCAGGACGGGGAGACGCTGGCCCAGCAGATCATGCGCACGACCTTGGAGACGCTCGGTGAGGACTACACCCGAGTGCGCACCGAGCGGGACGTGGCCCGGGACAGACTCAATGCGTGCAGGGACGATCTAGCCAGGTGCCATGATGAGAAACATGACTGAGAGCACCGTAGTGGTGGTCCGTCCAAAGCGGCCGCTGCGGGACTGGCGCCTGTGGGGGGCGATTGCCGCCGTGCTGACCGTGGCGAGCCTGACCTGGTCGCTGTACCTCGTGGCCGGCGGTCGGGCGGCTGCTGACGAGCGGGTGCGGGCCCTGACGACCGAGCAGCGCTGCTACCGGGACGCCGCTGCCCGTACCACGGCCGCTGCGGCCAACGTGAACGTGGACCTGGCCGACTTCGTTACCCTGGCCATCCAGCGCATCGCTGGCCAGACGGACGCCAACTCGGCTCGGGCGGCTTACGAGGAGTTCCTGCCTCGGATCAAGGCCAACGCCGAGTCGCTGAAGGCGGCCATCGCTGCCCAACTGCGGGCGGCCGAGGGCTGCAAGGTAGAGTGACCGGCATGGAGAAGGTCATCGCCCTGCTGAAGCGAGTCCAGAACGAGGTGCCGGCCACGCTGTCAGGCGTCTCGGCCGTGCTCGCCGTCGTCCTCGCCACGCTCACCAGCCTGCCGGCCTCGGCCTCGATCGCCGCCGTGGCGAGCGCCCTGGGCTTCGCCCTCGTGCGGGCCTTCGTCAGCCCGGCCTTCCCGGCCGACGAGAAGGAGGCGCTGCGGCTCGCCGAGCGCTACTCCCGGCTCGCCCTGGAGAAGATGGCGGACGCTGGCGACGAGGTCGCCAAGGCAGTCCTCGGTCGCTGAGCCCAGAATGGCACCAGTCAAGCCAGGTGGCCGCCTCCCAGGAGTGCACTCCCGAGTGAGGGGGTCACGGCGCCTGACCGTACGGGCGATCGTAGGGGCCGGTTTGGCAGCCCTCGTGCTCTACGCCTGCGGGTCCCCGCCGCCGCCCCACGACCCGGCCACGACCAACTACGTCTTCGTCGGGAAGACCACGGGCAAGACTCACGGAGAGTGGTGGCGGTTCGACGGCCGGCTCATCAACGGCCTGACCATGTACTGCGGCGACCTCGACAAGATGGACCCGCTCATGGGCGACCACTTCTGGCACTTCGGCGAGTCGTGTACCCCCTGAGTCGGTAGCCGGTAGACTGGGCTCCTCGCCACAAGCGAGTCACCAAGGAGGTCCATATGGGCCGTGTACTTCGATGGCTGGGCGCCTGTGCGCTCGTCATCTCCACCGTTGCGGGGGCGGTGGCCCTGACCGGGTCGCAGGCTCACGCCGACTACACCTTCCCGGGGCTGAGCGTCATCGACACTCAGCGGGCTGGTGGCAACATCTCCTGCGACGCCTACAACACAGGTGACGGTAGCCCAGAGTGCTACACGTGGATTCGGGTCAACGGCCAGTTGCGCCGGGGCTCGGGCCTCGACTACTACGTCGAGGCGAGCCACGGGTACGTGCTGACGGGCTGCTCGGCGGGCTACCGGGGGGCCGTCATCGGCTCCTGGGGTCCGCCGTGGGGTGACTTCTGGGCTCAGCCCCAGCGCCCTGTCCGCTACCTGTGGGTGTCCATCAGCAACCACCCGTACTGCACCAGCCCGGTGCTCGGCCCTGGGTACAACTACTCGGGGTACAGGTGGAACATGGTGGCTAACGCCAACCAGCAGTAGGACGAATGCCCCGAGCACTCGCTGAGTTCCAAGAGCAGGCGCTCGGGTTCCTCGGGACCGCTGGGAGGGCCATCTACGGTGACCCTCCCGGCACCCGAAAGACCGCCACGTCGCTGACTCTCGCCGCCGGCAGGCCCGGCCGCACGCTGATCGTGACGCCGGCCAACGTCCTCCACCACTGGGTGCACGAGGCCCAGGACGCCGTCCCCGACTGGCCGCTGGCCTGGTACCGGGGCTCCGACAGCGCCAAGCGCCGCACGACCGCTGTTGACTCTTGGCTTCAGCGTGGTGGGGCGCTCATCACCAACTACGAGGCCGTACGCAGGGACGTGGACTGGCTGCTGAAGGCCAAGATCCGCAACCTGGTGTTCGACGAGGCGCACCGGCTGAAGAACCGCACCTCCCAGATCTCCCGGGCCGTGTCCCGCCTGTCGACCGCCTCGACCACGTTCCTGGCCGTCACCGGCACCCCCGTCATGAACCGGGCCGAGGAACTCTGGGCCCTGCTCCACCTCATCGACCGCCACCGCTGGCCGGCGTACTGGCCGTGGGCCGAGGAGCACTTCTACGTGAAGTCGACCACCTTCGGCAAGGCGACCCGTTTCCCCGTGCGCATCGTCGGCGCCATCCGGCCGGGCCACGAGAAGATCCTCCAGCAGGAGATGCTCGGGCTGCTGCTCTACCGGCCGATCGAGGACCTCATGCCCGAGTTGGGCAGTGAGCCGATCTGGACGAACCTGGCCGTGGCCCTGGCGCCGGCCGAGCGCAAGGTCTACAACCAGATGGCCGAGCACGGCTGGGTCGAGGCCGACAACGACGAGGGCTTCATCTCGGCCGACCTGGCCATCGCCCGCCAGGGGCGGCTGCGCCAGTTGGTCAGCGGCTGGGCCGACGTCCACCCCGAGGACGGCCTGACCTCGAAGGCGAAGGCCGCCGTCGAGTTAGTCGAGGACATCGACGAGCCCGCCGTGGTGCTCACCGCCAACCAGGAGACAGCGCACCGCATCGCCGCCAAGATCCCGGGCTCGGTCGTTTACACGGGCCGGCTGTCGCAGGCGGACCGGGACCGCAACAAGGACCGCTTCGCCGGGGGTGGGCTCCCGGCCATCGTGGGCACCATCGCCGCCCTGGGTGTCGGGGTCGACGGTCTTCAGCGGAATAGCCGTAACCTGATCTTCGTTGACCTGGACTGGGTCTACGACGTGAACCGGCAGGCCGTCGGGCGCCTCTGGCGCTCGGGGCAGGCCCGCCCGGTCAACGTCTGGGCCCTGACGGCCGAGGACACCATCGACGAGGTGGTCGCCGAGGCCAACAGGCAGCAGAAGGACGTGAAGGAACTCCTGCTCGGGGCGACCTGGCAGGACCTGGTGAGAGGACGCTGGCATGACCACTCCCCGATGGCTGAGGCGGCTGAAGCGTAAGGCGTACTTCTGGCTGCGGCGGAACGCCCCCGGCGGCGACCGCCTGCCGCTGCGCTGGCTGTACCAGCCGATCACCCTGAGCGGCCTCGACCGGATCGTCAAGAACACCTACCAGCCCGGCATGTTCCAGCAGTTGCTGGATCAGGAGATGAACGCCCTGCACCTCGACCTGCATCGGCAGATGGGTCGCCAGATCTTCGGCGACGAGTGGTTCCTCGGCCCGCTACAGGGCCCGCCGGCTCCGAGCCGGCACGAGCGCTTCGTGCGCCAGGTCAGCGACCGTCGAGTGGGCCGCCCCGGTATCCTGGGCGCTTCGAGCATGGCTCTCCTGCGGGAGGCCGACGAGCGACTGGACGACTGCTGATGGCGCTTCGAGCGTACGACCCCGCCACGATCTCCTACAGCGAGATCGACACCCTGACCACCTGCGAGCGGCAGTGGGACTACACCTACCGCCAGGGCTACGACCAGGAGGGCAAGGGCCTGCGCATCGGCACGTCCTGGCACCTGTTCACCGACGACTGGTGGTGGGGCCGGTACGAGGTGCCGGGCTACTTCACGCCCACGGCCTACGGGCTGATCGGCGAGGAGGCCGACCTGCTGTTCTGGCTGATCGACCGCTACATCCAGGTCTACGGGCGCTCGCCGAGCGACACTGGCCTGAGCCTCTACGCCAGCGAGATGGAGGGCCGCATCCCGAGCCCCGTCGAGGGCGTCGACCTCACGTTCCACGTCGACAAGGTCATCATGGACCAGGGGGGCGCCCTCTGGGTGCTGGAGACGAAGTCGTACGGCAGCCGGCGGCGGCTGGCCCTGCTCGACGTCACGCTCCAGGAGACGCTGTACACCCACGGGGTGCAGCAACTCACCGAGATGCCCGTGCTCGGCGTGCTGTTCGACGGCGTTTACACGTACCGTTGGAAGCCCAAGCAGCGCACCCTGGCCGAGATCGAGGCCGAGATGGGCAACGTGGCCGGCGTCACCAAGAAGGAACTGCGGCTCCAGGCCAAGGCCATCCAGGCGATGGACCCCGGCATCGAGCGGCCGCCGGCCGAGTCCTTCAACCGCATCCTCCTCAGCCGGGAGCAGCCGCAGATCGACGAGGCGCTGCTGATCGTGGCCGAGGCCATCAAGCGGCGCCAGGACATCACAGACGGAAACGTCAAGGCCGACCCGCTGCCCAACATCGGGGCGCACTGCGGGCACTGCCCCGCTCGGTCCGAGTGCTGGGGTACCCTGCTCGGCCGTGAGGACTACGGCGACATGATCGAGTGGGAGGACGATGACGATGAGGGAGCCTGATCGGACGGCCGAACTGGGCAACGGCTACACGCTGAAGGCGTGGCACTTCGACCAGGACAACCCGCCGTCCGACGCCGAGATCATGGAGATCGACCCGGACGGTCTCGAACACTGGCCGGGTGAGGGCTGGTTCCTCACAAAGTGGATGCTGTGACCCGCTTCGGCTGGCGCAACGACTTCGACTGGCTGGACCACGCTCAATGCCTTGGAGCACCCCCAGGGATGTTCTTCGAGGACGCCCTGGGCGACGGCGAGGAGATCGAGGCCAGTGCGGAGGGGATCGAGGCCGCTCGGGCCGTGTGCGCCCTGTGCCCAGTCCGCTATGAGTGCGCCGAACATGCGCTCTACGAGGAGCACGGCCTGGCCATCGACTCCGTCGAGCGGGATGGCATCCGTGGCGGGCTCACCCCGCAGCAGCGCTGGTCGATCGAGAAGCGAGGCGGGCTGAAGGGCGCCGACCCGCTCGACGTCATCGCCGGCACGCAGAACGGGCGCTCAGTGCCCCCCATACCGAACGACGGCGACCGCTGGAGCCGGCACCACACCACGCTGGCCCACAAGGTCCTGCGGTGGCTCAGGTCGGTCCCCGAGGGCGGGCGCCTTCCCTCCCAGACGGCTATCTGCCTCGCCATCCCCTGCAACCCCGGCCCGCTGCGCATCGTGCTCGACGCCCTCGTGGCCGACGGCACGCTCGACGTGGTCGGTAACCCCGAGCGCCAGGTAGGGGACAACGCACACAGCCGCTACTATGTGCGGCGGGCCCTCCCCCGAGCGATCGGGCGCTGGCTCCCAACCCACCTACGTCAGTCGAATGGAGATCCATGACTGGTAGCACCATCCCCACCCTGTCGCAGCAGCCGGCCCCGGTTGTTCGACAGGTTCCTCCCCTCCGTCTCGTCGTGTACGGCCGCAAGGCTGTCGGCAAGACGACGCTGGCGGCCACCGCCAGCCGACCGCTGTTCATCGACCTGGACGGGTCCCTCGAAGGCGAGGCGGTGCCCGAGGGCGCCGACATCCTCTCCTGGGAACCCACCGCCTGGCAGGACCTCAACGGCCTGTTCGTCGAGGCCAAGCGCCGCTCCTGGGAGCGAGACACCTGGGTCATCGACACCGGCAACGCCCTGGCCCGCTTCCTGATCGAGGAGGCCGTCGACACCGCCACCGGGCAGAACCGGGGCGAGAACGCCGGCATGCTCCAGATTGGCAAGACCGTGCCCGAACTCCGGGACTACAACGCCCTGGCCCAGGCGTACGGTCGTGTGCTCAGCATGCTGCGGCGCACGGGCAAGGACATCATCGTCCTCTGCCACACCAGGGACCCAGACCCCGAGCACGGCGAGTACCGCCGGGGCCCGGATCTGCCCGCCGCCACCCGCAAGGTGCTGGAGGAGTGGGCCAACGTGATCGGCGAGTACGAGAAGGGCACCAAGCCGGACGGCACCGACGTCCGCACCCTCTCGTGGGCTCCCGACGATCCCCGCAGGGTGGCCGGCAACCGCTGGACCAGTACCCTGAGGGGCTCGATGACAGACCCGACCATCCCCAAGATCAAGGCGGCCATCGGCCGTGCGTACCGCAAGCCCACCCCGACGAAGGAGACCCCATGAGCGCTGAGCCCACCATGCAGGACGACCCCGCCGACCAGTTCTCGGACGAGGAACTCGGCCTCGCAGATGCCGATGACCTGATCGCCGCCGCCCAAGCGGAGGCGGACGAGATGGTGCTCGACCTGTCCGAGGCGATGCTGCCGATCCCCGAGGGCGACTACACGTTCCTCCTCGTCGACATCGGCAAGTCGGCCACCAAGGACCACCGGCCGATGCTGGCGATCACCGCCAAGGTGCTCGACGTCGGGCCCATGATGGACCGGACGGTCCAGCGCAACTTCATGCTGGTCGGCAAGGGCGCCGGCTTCACGCTGCCACTGCTGGAGGCGCTCGGCGAAACAGTCGACTACGCCACCGGCAAGGTCAGCCTGTCGCTGGCCCGTCTTCAGGCTCAGCGAGGCGTGGCCGTCTTCAAGGCCCACGCCACCGTCAAGGACGGGTGGAACGACCTGTCCAACTTCGAGGCCGCCAGCCTTCCCGGCTGACGACGTCGAGTGCTGGCCCCGGGGGTGATCCTCTCCCCCCGGGGCTGGCGACCACAGCGAGAGGAATGAGAGGAACCCATGACGATCTACCTTCCCCTGAAGGACGGCTCGAAGGAACCCGCTGTCGGCGGGTGGGCTTCGCCGGACTACCCGGGCGTCCCGCACAAGCCGGGCGACTGGCACGGGATGCGCACCGACGGCCTCGTGGTCGTGGACTACGACAGCCTGGACGCCTGGAACACCTACTGGCAGAGCCCGTTCCTCGACACGCTGACTTACCGGACGCCCCGGGGCTACCACGCCATCTACAAGTGGGAACCCGGTGCACCCGAGGGGCCAGCGGTGGGCGTGTTCCCCGACGTCGACATCCGGGCTGGCCGGGGCTCCTACATCGTGGCGCCGGACGCTGCCGGGCGCACGCTCTACATCGCCTCGGGCATCCGCTCGTTCGACCCCGACTGGCTGCCCCGGCGCACGCCCGGGGACGTTTACACGGGCCTGGAGTGGGACCGCATCCCTGCGGGCCGGCGCAACCACACCCTGGCCGCCATCGCCGGCACCGTGCGCAAGCAGGGCGGCAGCCCCGAGGCCATCGGCCGGGCCGTAGCCGCCCTCAACGCCGTGCTGGTCGACCCGCCGCTTGACCGAGAGGAAGTCGGGCTCATCGCCCGCTCCGTCGCCCGCTACAACCCGAGGCCGGACATCCTGATCGAGATGGAGGACTGATGATCCGACTGCTCCGGGACCGCACCGAACTCGGTGACCTGGCCGACCGGGTGATGCGGGCCGACCGGGTCGGCATCGACACCGAGACGTTCGACGAGGGTGACCGCAAGATCGGTGACCACGGGCGCAACCTCATGCCCTGGAACGGGGCCCAGATGTCCGGGCTAAGTGTGGCCATCGACGAGGGGACTGGCTACTACATCCCCGTCCAGCACCGGCTCGGGCGCCAGGCCGACCCCGCCGGCATCGAGGGGCTGCTCGACGCCCTGAGCCGCACGCCGGCCCGCCACGTCATGCACAACGCCCAGTTCGACTGGGCCATCCTGGAGCGCTCGGGCCGGGGCTTCACCCACCGCTGGAACACCTACGACACGGCCACCGCCGCTTGGCTGGAGGATGAGAACCGGCCCAAGGGGCTGAAGACCCTCTCCGACCTGTACCTCGGCGGCGACAGCAGGGCCGAGCAGAAGGCCCTGGCGGAACTGCGCAAGCGGCCGAACCAGACCGAGATGTACCGCCGGCTGCGAGCGGAGTACCCCGACATGCCGGCCGCCTGGTCCCGGGCCAAGGCCAGGAGCGCCTCGAAGGACCTGTCCTGGGGCGACCTGTACCCCGAGGAGATGGCGCCCTACGCCGGCACCGACCCGGTCGACACGCTGAAGTTGCAGACCTACCAGGGCGCCCGCTGGACGCCCGCTCTGCGCCGGGAGATGCAGGTCCAGGAGTGCCTGTACAGGATGCGCCGCAGGGGCGTCCTAGTCGACCCTGAGCGGCTCCAGACCGCCGGCTACGAGTACCGGGCCATCGTCGAGGCCATCCAGGAGAAGTACCCCGACCACGACCTGTCCAAGCCAGTCGAGGTGCGAGCGCTGCTCTACGACGTCCACGGGCTCCCGGTCATCGAGACGACGGACAAGGGCGTCCCGAGCACCGCCAAGGCCGCCCTGGAGCAGATGGAGGGCCACCCCGTGGCCGAGGACATCCTCTCCTACCGGGGCGCCGCCAAGGCGCTGAACTCCTACGTCGGCCCGCTGTTCGAGTACGCCAGCACGAGCGTCGACGGCCGGGTCCACCCGTCGTTCAACCCGGTGGGCACGGTCACCGGCCGGCGCTCGTCGTCGATGCCCAACCTGCACCAGATCCCGAAGGGCTCGACCCTGCCGGGCGTGCGGGAGTCGTTCCGGCCGGCCCCCGGCCTGGAGATGTGGGAGTGGGACCTGGCCTCGGCCGAACTGTGGATCATGGCCGCCCTGAGCGGTGACCCCGTGATGACCGCCATCCTCCAAGAGGGCCGGAACATGCACGAGGAGATGGCCTTCGACCTGTTCGGCACGAAGGACCACGCCAGCCGGTACTACACGCTGGCGAAGAACGTCGACTACGGCATCCCGTACGGCGCCGGCATCGACCAGATGACCCGGTTCGCCGCCAAGGCCGGCATCCCGCAGGAGCAGGCCAGGGCGATGGCCACGAAGGTCCGTGACGGCCACAGGTCCATGTTCCCCACCTACCACGCCTGGTCGAAGCGGGTCGGCAAAGAGGCCCGTCGCCGTGGCTACGCCCAGTTGCCCTGGCCCGGCCGGCGCCGGCACGTCAACTCCCGCTTCGGGCGGGTGCCCGAGTACGCCGTGGCCAACTCCCTGATCCAGGGGGCGGTGGCCGAGGTGATGAAGGACGTCATGATCGACGCCGAGCGGGAACTTGACGGGCTCGTGCTCGAAGTGCACGACGCCTTCATGTTCGAGATCGAGCCCGGCTACCACGAGGTGGTCACAGCCACCCTTGGCCGTATCCTGGCCGACGTGAACCCGTACGCCCTGCCGCTCCGATTCGAGGGCAAGCAGTGGAAGTGAAGCGCCTCGGTCTCACCGATGTCGACGTCGAACTCCTGCTGCACGCACAGCGAGGGGTCTGCGCCATTTGCGGCAAGCGCTTCCGGCCTGGCCGGCCGCCGCAGCGTGACCACGACCACCGCACCGGCGCCGTCCGGGGCCTGCTTTGCGTCTACTGCAACCGCACCCTCGGCACCCTGCACGAGGACTTGGCCTGGCTGCGCAGCGCCGTCGACTACCTCGACAACGGCCAGGCGCACGTCAAGGCGGCCCTCGGCCGCACCGTCTACGTTCCCGACTCCCCCGGCGCTGCCGGGCTCATCCAGGAGGCACCATGACCACTACCGCCTACATTGCCGGCCCCATGCGGGGCATCCCCGAGTTCAACTTCCCCCGCTTCATGGCGGCGGACACGCTGCTCTCGGGCTTCGGCTGGCACGTCTTCAACCCGGCCAGGCACGACCTGGACTCGGGCTCCGTGTCCATCCTCGACCCGGGCTACCTCGCCGGTGACGTCGAGGGCTTGCCCCGCTTCGATCTCGCCGAGGCGTTCCGGTGGGACGAGGCGGCCGTCACCGTGTCCGACGCCCTCGTGCTGCTCGACGACTGGGAGATGTCGGCCGGCGCCCAGCGGGAGTACCGCCTGGCTCGCTCGCTCGGTAAGGACATCTACCGGCTGCACTACTACGAGGACCGGCTCCAGCCGTGGGTGCTCGACGGCCCGCTGAGCACCAGCGTGAGGCAGGTCATGGACGACTACACCCTGGAGGACAGCGAGCCCGAGGAGGAGGCGCTCGCCGCCAGCGCCGTCGTCCCGCCCGAGCACCGCCCCGTTTACACGGGCTCGTTCCAGAACTACGTCGACCCCAGGCGGACGAACTGGTCGGCTTGGGCGAACGCCTGGTTCGGTCATGGGCTGAAGGACGAGTACGAGAACGAGGACGTCGTGACCTACACGCTGCCTGCCCTCAAAGAGCAGTGGCTGCGGGGCGAGGGGATGATGGTCGTCGACCCCGAGACCGGCGGGGCCAAGGGCTCGAAGTTGGCCCGCTTCGACCTGCTGCCCTACGACGCCCTCACCCTCGTGGCCGAGCACTACGGCAAGGGGGCGACCAAGTACGAGGACCGCAACTGGGAGAAGGGCTACGACTGGGGGCTGAGCATGGCGGCGCTACAGCGCCACCTGGCCGCCTTCTGGTCCGGCGAGGATGTCGACGAGGAGACGGGCTCGTTCCACCTCCAGGCCGTGGTCTTCCACGCCCTGGCCCTGCTGACGTTCCAGATCCGGGACCTCGGCACCGACTCACGGGGTACGGTGGGTCAGTGACCGTTGACATCGAGAAGGCCCTCGCCCGGGCGAACGGACTGGCCGAGGAGCGCTTCAACGAGATCCGGCGCCTGAAGCGGGAGAGCGGGCAGCAGGCGCTGACGCTCGACGCACTCCAGAAGCGCCTCGACCGGTATGCCTACGTCAAGGCGTCGGACCTGACGGCGCCGGCCTGGGTGACCACGCCCCGCTCGAAGCGCACCCACGTCGCCACACCGGTGCTCATGCTGAGCGACCTGCACCTCGACGAGGTGGTCGACCTCGACGAGATGGACGGCATGAACGCCTACGACCGGCCCATCGCTCACGCCAGGCTGGAGCGCATCGTCAACGGGGCGGTCGACCTGGCCAAGAACTACGTGGCCGGCGTGACGCTCCAGGGCATCGTCGTCCCCCTTCTCGGGGACATCATCACAGGAGAGATCCATGACGAGTTGGCTCGAACCAACACTGCGCCTGTGCCGGCGACCATCGTCCACTGGGTGCCGGCTCTCGCTTCGGCCCTGCGGCACCTCGCCGACGAGTTCGGCCACGTTCACGTCCCCACGGTTGACGGCAACCACGACCGCACCTACAAGCAGACGCCCAAGAAGAAGCGAGCCGAGTCGAGCAACGCCTGGATCATCTACAACTGGCTCGCCGACACGCTGAGGGACGACAGCCGCATCACGTTCCAGATCTCGACGGCGGCCGAGCAGCAGATCAAGGTCTACGACACGACCTTCCTGCTCACCCACGGCGACTCGTTCCGCTCGGCCGGCGGCGTCGGCGGGCTCTATCCCTCGCTGATGAAGTGGGGGCTGCGCCGGCACGCCATGTACGGCGCCGTCCAGAAGCCCTACGACGTGGCCCTGATGGGGCACTGGCACCAGATGCTCTGGGGCCAGGACTTCGTCGTGAACGGCAGCCTGAAGGGGTACGACGAGTACGCCAAGGACGGCGGCTTCGGGTTCGAGCGGCCCCAGCAGGGCATGTTCTTCGTCACGCCCGAGCACGGCATCGTCCAGCGCCTGCCCGTCTTCGCCTCCTCGAAGGCCCAGCCGTGAGGCGCTGGGTCGAGGGCCTCCTCCTGGCCGTCGTGCTCGTGGGGGTCTCGTGGTGGACCGTGCTCGTCATCCAAGCGCTGGCCGACCACTAGTCTCGGCCCATGGGCCTGACCTTGCCTCCGGGCAACCCCGACGACATCCGAGACCGCCGGGGACTGGGCAGCCGTCAGGCTTCGATCCTCCGGGCTGCTCGCAAGCCGACGGGGAGCCGTGCGCACTCGTTGATGTACTGGCAGCCGAGCCCCGGCCCCACCCCGCTGCCCCGCTTCACGTCGAATCGGCCCGCCTACCAGCCCAAGAAGCGGGACGTCAACGACGCCATGCTGGCGGCCATCAGCGCCCGGTTCCAGCAGGCGCTGGCCCGAGGAGCGGCAAGCAGGCCGCCCGGCCAGGCCCGGTAGGCTCGCCCGCATGGCAGGCAACAAGTACCTCAACGCCGTGAAGGGCAAGAAGGGCAAGGTGGGCTCCCGGGCCTCGACGATCACCGAGGACTCGCCCCAGTTCGACCCTGTCACGATGGGCAACCGCAAGTACGGGCCCAACACCCGCCGTCCCGACGGCTCCGTGATGAAGCGGGGCACCGGCCCAGGTCCGAACGGCTCCTACAACAAGATGTACAGGCTGCGCAAGGCTGCTCGGGGCCGAGGCCCGGACTTCGAGGGCGGCTTCGGGCCCTATGCCTACAACAAGCGGTACAAGGGCAAGGGCATCGACCGGCAACTCGGCGCCTAAGGTCCAGACCATGAGCCTCATCGCTTTCCTCGTCCTGCTCGTGATCGTCTTCGTCGTCGGTCGGGTGGCCGGCGCTCTCTGGGCTGTGATCGTGGCCGTGGTCGGCCTCGTGCTGCTCCTCGGCCTCGTCCCAGCGTTGGCATGAGGCGGGCGCTGGCGGCGCTCTGCGCCGTCGCCGCTGTCGCCGCCCTGTCCGCCTGCCTGCCCGAGGGCCAGCCGTATCCGTACGGCTACGCCGGTGCTCAGGTGACGATGGCGCAGTTGGAGACCAAGCAGACCGTGCGCCAGGCCAACTTCGAGTTCTGGCGGCGGGTCCGTGGCCTCATGGAGTTCGCCGCTGCGAACGGCGTGAGCCTCGGCGTTGGCACCTGCTGGCGGGTCCAGCCCACCAACGGGGGCCCTGGCTTCGCCTCGCCCGGCAACTCCAACCACGAGGGCTTCCCCGCCGACGGCACGAGCGGCGGTGCGGTGGCCTGCGACATGGTCCCGACCTCCTCGTGGGCCTGGATGAACGCCAACGAGTGGAAGTTCTGCCTGCGGGACTTCGCCAACGTCAACGCCGAGCCCTGGCATATCCAGCCGAGCGATATCCCGGCGAGCCGGAACTACCGGCGTGCGCCGTGGGTGCTCAACACCTGCACCTTCAAGGACTCGGGCCCGCCGAGCCCGCCGCCAGCGATCGTCTACGACCCGTGGCACCACCAGTACGGGCTGTGGCCGGTGGCCGTCAAGCCGGACCTCGTGCTCGGCTCGGGCTACGCCTCGGGCACCAACGACCCGTTTACACAGGGTGCGGTGACGTACTTCAACCACGTTGCCATCTTCGAGGCTGGCCAGGACATCCACCCGCCCTACCAGGTCATGCAGTTGTGGAGCATCGCCGCCATGCAGAACCTCCAGCGGGTCTGCGGGCTGCCGGTCACCGCCGTGCTCGACCAGCGCACCTGGCAGTGCGTGGACGCCGTCGCTGGTCCGTGATGGCTCGGCACCCGCACCCGATCCACGGTCACTCAGCGGCCCACCCCGGGTTCGCAGCGCTCGTGGCCCGAGGGGTGCCGGCCGGCGCCCTGGCCAACGCTGCACGGCACGCCTCGAAGAAGGCCGTCAAGCGGAACCCCCGGCTGCTCAGAGTCAAGCGCTGAACGCAAAGAGCCCCCCGCCGGATTAGGCGAGGGGCTCGATGGTTGGCAGGGCTTCCTCCCCGCTCAGTCGCCGTGCCACCAGATGGCTCGGACGACGATGGCAGCCAGCACGAGCACGGGGCCTGCGATGCAGGCGGCCAGGGCGTGCTGGACGAACTCGATGGCGTTCACGACCGCCGGCCGAGGCGCTCGACGAGTTCGGTGGTGATGGGCCCGGGCACGGGCGCCCGAGTATCGATCCACGAGCCCGTGACGATGGCGTGGGCGATGGGCAGGATCTGCTGGGTGAACAAGGCCAGGCGCAGGTCCAGGCTGAGGCACGTCTCGGTGTGCCGGCGGAACGCCAGCACCTCCTGCTCT